TGTGCTGGACCTTGGTGCGGCGTGCGGATTCATGGTCCGCGAAAGACTGCGCTTCTTCGACAGTGACCTCCCGAACGCCGTTACGCTTGTGGCGTCCCGCGCCGTTCTCCCGCCGCCATGCCGGATACCCGGCTGCACTTCGTTCAGTTTGTATCCCTGCTCGAAGTCGCCAAACTGCATGGCAACGTTGGAGGCGGCGACGTTGGGAAGGAACTGGTTGATCCGAACGGGGTAACCAAGAATCCCACCAACGGCTCCCACAGTAGGAGCGTCAGTGTACGGCACGAAGATCGGGCGCTGGTTGCCGTCCACAATTTCGAGCACATAACCCAAGGTCGTTGTGTTGAAGGTCAACGCAGCGTTCGGGGTGTAAGCGGGGTCTAGGTAGGTGATGAACTTGACCACATCGGCATAGGTGACAGTACCGGAAGCAGCACTGGTAACACCGGCAGTGATGGTGGTCAGTCCAGCGATGTTGCTGGAGTTACCCAGCGTAATCCACTGAGACACGTTACGGATGTAACGGGTGTATATGTCGCTAACCACTTGACCAACGATATCAAACGCAGCATCCTGAACAAGCGAGTTGTCCAGCTTGAGCGGCTGGAAGCGAAGGTCGTCAATCGTGACTGTCGGACCAGCGGAAACGGTTGGGTCGGTAGTGGCCAGACCAGCCGAGTTTAGAACCCAGCTATTAGCCAAGTCATTCCAGTAAGGCACCTTGACCGGAGCACCAGTAGAAGTTGCCATCTTGCCAACGATGTTGTAGATAGCACCAGGGGATTTCTTCGCCACGACCGGCTGGGCAACAAAGGTCGGAATCAAGATGCCGTCAGCAGATACCGTGAGGTCGCGTGTTTCGGACTTGCCCGTGCGAAGGTAGCTGCGGAAAGCGGCCTTGGCTGCTTCTTGGTCAACGGCATCCGAGGAGCCGGTGTTAGAGAGGTTCAGATTCTTGGCGCGAGCCTCTTCACTGCGCTGCTCCTCTTGTTCAAAAGAAGCGATGATCGTGTCCAAACCACGTGCATCAGCCAACATGGTTTCAACCTTGGTGCGAAGCTCAGAAGTAAAATCCTTCATGTCCTTCGGCACTAATGCATTTGCGTCTGCAACGAGCTTTGCGCGTTGCTCACGGAGTTCAATAGCCTTCATTATCTTGTCTCTATAGGGGTTGCCTATATGAATCGTTTCGTGGTGCTTTGCAGCGTGCATTGCATCAAGTCATGTGTTGCTCTCGCTTGCCCATTCAAGGGCTGCTCTAGGCAGCGAAGTATTTTGCTAAAACTCTTTGGCAACCTCAAGCATGAGCATGAGGGCTCTAATATCCTGACAATCACAGTTGAGGTCGTTGCAGTCTTCATTGCTGCAAATACTGCATGACCCGGCCTCACACTGAGCACAGTCACACTGACAATCCTCGTCATCGTCGTTTGATGCATCGCCGGTCACCGATGGGATTGCATCTGTGGCAGGGTCTGCGTCATCGCGAGTTTCCAATGCCTTGACAACAGAATCGGGCATACCATCCGGGAAGTTTCGAGCCTCACTTGTGGCCGCTGAGTACGCCGGGTACGTCACGGGGCTTACATCAAACAGTGACACATTGAGTAAAGTGCGGGTCGCAGGTGTGGTGCTGTAATCCCAACTGTCATCGTTGGTTACAAAGCCGAAGCTGGATGAATCCACATCTCCGCGCTTCATCGAGGTCATCAAGTCGCGTGCAGCCTGAGTATCGGGCGGGTCAATTTCGTACTTCAACCCCTTTGCGTCTACACTGAGGCGCAGCGTGCCTGACTTGGTGCGGCCAAGGACAGCATCAGAGTTGTGGTTCCAGAGTGCTCTTACATCGTCATTCAAGGTGCCGTCAAAGGCGTGAGGGTCAACCTTCTCGCGGAAGCCCATGTCTTCAGATAGGGAGTTGAAAACAGCGGCATAGCCTCTGATCCTGGGTGAATCTCCACCGTCAACGAGGACGGGCTGGCTAGTGTATCTACGTTCAATCTTGCTCACTGGTGATGACCTCTATTCTCGCCAATTGCTCTTTGGCTCGTGCTTCAGCAGCGTCCTCTTCAACCGCGTAGACGATGCACTTCGATAGCTTTCTGAATTCGGCGGCGGCGGTTGTCTTGCCGATCCTGGTCTCAAGCCCGGTGAGATATTTATCAATCGCCCGTTGCTCAGCAGGACAGGCCGTATTGCCGCTTCTAAAATATGCCCCGACTGCGTTACATACCGGAGTGAGCGTTTGCGTTATCGCTGCTGCGTCTTTCTTGCTGCGATTCTGGAGTCTGCTGTATGCGTCGTTAAACAGTGGCTCAAGCATCGACCGGGGTTGCTGCTTGACCGGGGGAGTGAGAGCTTGCTGGATGATGCTGGTCGCCTTTGCGGCTTGCACAGCCTCAGGGTCGTTGTTGTCGGCATCGGTCTTTTCATCCGGGCTGGTGTCGGTGGGATCGGTGTCCGTCTCTTCCGGCACTGAATCCTGCGCAGCATCGACGTAATTCAGCGGGCGAATATACACGTCACCGCCCTCGACTGGCTCCATGCCCAACTGCTCACGAATATCGTTTGCTGATAGCCAGCCGCCCATTCTGCCCGCAGTCTGCTTGGCTGTGAGCGTCAGTGTATCTGCCGCCAGAAGTCCATCCAGATAATGACGGAGCGTGTACTGGTTAGCCGCGCGACCCATTGAGGGGAGCAGCTTATATTGAAACTCCTGCTGTATCTTCGTTAGCCAGGGCTGCAATGAGTACGAAAGGAACTCTCTGTTCTGTGCCTCGACTGTGCTCTTGAGAATCTTTTCCGTGCTGCCGACCATGTATCCCGGAACGCGCATAAAAGCAGCGATCTCATCACGGGTGTACTTTGCGGTTGTTGTGTACTCGGCCAATGCGTTCGGGTCAGTCTCGACCGGAACAATCTTGACCCCATTCGGGAGATTGGCAACTCGCCATGCGTTTGCGCCTGTGCTCAATGCCTCTACATCAAGCCGCATTTCCGTGAGTTCTTCGGGACTTAGGTCATGGTCAGCCTGTAAAAAGAAACTATTTCGCGCTCCATTGGCGTAGAAACGTGCTCCAAAACGAGCGGCTACAAGAGCCAGTCCAATGCACTGACGGGCTAGACGGGAGAAGGGAGTTCCCTGCAAACCGTCGAATGTGAACCCGACAATGTGAATCATGTCCTCAGACTTGATTATTTTCGGCAATCCGTCGCCGGTGTCGGTTGTCTCAAAGTACAAAACCCCATTTTTACGAACTGGTTTAGTCTTCCAAGGATTCAGCGGCCAAAGGGCGACAGGCCGCGCTCCGCTTGAATCTCTCTCAATCTGTGCATACGCATTGCTCCAACCAATAGCAGCCGTCATCAAGGTTTGGAAAAACACCGTGGCTGACATCTGCGGGTTTGGGCGCTCGGTCAATAGGTAGTACAAATAGTGGTCAGGGGCCGGACGTTGACCACGGGGCATCTTCTCGTACACCCTCAGAGGCAATGAACCAATGGACTCGGATAGAATGCGAACGCACGTTAGATAAGTAGGAACTTCAAAACTGGTGCGTTCGTTTACGTTTTCGTTCGAGTCCGTGAAAACGCCCATGCCAAGGGCAGAGAGTCCAGCGGCGAGTGAGACCCCGGCTTGGTTGAGGTTCACGCCTGAGTCATCGCGCTTTTCGGGCGGGGGATTTAAGTTAAGGCTAATCAAATCATTCATTCATTCGCCGCCTAGAAAAACGTGATTCTCTGATACTTATGCGCCACGGGTGCGGGGGCTATGGCTTGAGATAAGGCAATAATCGTTGCAACAGGGCCGTCTATTTTCGATTCCGGCTTACCCTTGCGGGGAAATATATTGTCGTTAAAGTCCGTCTTAATCTCGACATTTGACATTTGCCAGTTCATGCACGGGTTGTTATCGTGGTGCATTGTCCCGTTCAGTATCCCGGAGTCCAGCCGCTTCATCGGCTCTGACAAGAACTTGACCTGCATCGGCACCTTAACCCGCATGATGCCTGTTCGTGATTCAAACTGCTGCGTTATGTCGGTTGCGCCCCATGGGTCGTAGCAGAGAGCCTTGACGTTGTACGTCTCAACATCTCTTAGCAGGTCTGCGGAGATTCGAGCATAGTCAATCTCTGCCCCGTCTGTTGAAACCAAATACCCGTCATGCACCCATTTCTGGTAATGCTGGCATGTTGGGTCTGAGGTTCTCGCTTCCGGCAGATAGAATCGGGGGACGATATAGTAGTGGAACTTCCCATCCTGCAATTTGCGAAACACCTTGACCGCTGCTGCTATATCCACCGCTGAGGCAAGGTCAAGCCCGATGAAGCATTCACAACTCTTAAAAAACTCCTCAGTCAGAGGCTCTGTCACAGCGGCGGCTTGCCAATTAGTTGCATTCATCCAGGCGACCGATGCGGTCATCCATTGGTTCAAGTGTTTACAACGGAAGATGTTTTGCTTCGCAGAGTTGCGTACTGCTTCCTGCTGGTCTAACAACAACGCTTCCTCATCATTGCTGATGCCCAAGTTTGGGTTGGCCATGACGAGAGCTTCACGGGTCGTCCAATTAGTCTCAGGGTCAATCGTGTAGACAATGCCGAACAGCCTATCGTTTTGTACCGTACCGCCTAAAACCGCCTCAACCTCTCTTTGCTTCTCCAGGCAAGGGCTTTGAGTTGATACTCCAGCGGTTGATATTTCCAGCAGCAAAGAGTTCTTGCGTTTGTTGGCGCCTGTCTTGAAGCAGTCATACTGCACTGCGTCGAGAGCTTCATGCCACTCATCCAAGATGGCGCAGTAGACACTCGCTCACTAGTGTCCGGCTAAAATCGGATCATTCGCTGTAACCATCACATATTAGACGCGATAGCTGATAACTCTCATTTTTCGATTTGAAATTGAAGATAGCAGGATCAGGTGCTGGCGTTGAGTGGCC